GGCAGAAATTACAGGTTCACACAGCGCACAAATTAACTACTTCATCTGAAATCTTCTGGAAGATCGATGACACGATTCAAAGCCACGCAAAACTGGTGGATGACTTCGGAAAGAAGTACGAATCCAAAGGTTCGCAGGAAATCAAACTAAAGTCCGGTGGGCGTTACTTGGTCCGAGCCAATAACTCAGCCTCTCGCGGTATTGCTGCGCCGGACACGATCTACATGGATGAGGTTCGAGAGTTCCACGATGATGAAGTTTGGTCATCGCTTAGATATACCCAGATGGCTACTCCTAATCCTCAAACTTTAATCTTCTCCAATGCTGGTGATCAACATTCAATCGTTCTCAATCGATTAAGAGAGCGAGGACTAGCTGCGGCGGCTGGTGCAGACGATCGTATCGGATGGTTCGAGTGGAGTGCTGAGCCAGGTTGCGACATTCGAGACAAGGCTGCTTGGGCTCAAGCAAATCCATCGCTGGGGTACACAATTAGCATCGATAACCTCGAAGCCGCTATGTCGGATGAAGAATCTATCGTCAGAACAGAGCTCTTATGCCAATGGGTATCGGTAGTTAATCCAGCAATCAATCCAAGTAACTGGGCTGCTGGAATTAAGAAGGATTTGAAGTTAGATCGAGAAGCTCTTACTTGGATGGCAATCGACCTAAGTCCGAATAGGCAAGAAGGCAGTCTCGTTGCTGCTCAACAAGAAGGGGATAACATCAATGTCGTTCTACTCCAAACATGGACAAACCCAATCAACCTCGATGCCAAACAAATCGCAAACGATGTCGCAGACTGGGTCAGAAAATTCCAAACTGAGACCGTTGCTTATAGTCGCCAAACATCCGGCGCTGTTGCCGCTTTACTATCGCCAGCAGGTATTTCAACTACGCCTATCGATGGCGCTTTGTATGGTCAGGCTTGCGATGAAATGCTTTCCGCGATCACTTCGGGGCGCTTATTCCACGGAGATCAAGACGAATTCACAAGACAAGTTCTCTCAGCAGTAAAACTTCCATTCAAAGATGGTGGATGGTATTTAGGGCGTAAAGTCTCAAACGCCACAATCTGCGCAGCAGTATCGATGGCAATGGTCTGCCACTTTGCGACTCGCGGAGAGGCCGAGTACGATATCGTAGTTGGATAATTCGGACATACTGTACAATACTCCCTAATGGGACTAAAAGAATTTTTTCTAGGGGCTCAACCTGTCGTTGAAAAGACTACAGATGTTGAAGCTTCTCTACAGCCGTTCAATCTTTCGACTTCGGTCTATGGCTTACTAAATGCTCCGACTATTGTCGATCGCGCATCAGCCATGTCAGTTCCAGCGGTTGCTCGCGCAAGAAATATCATCTGCGGAACAATCGGATCATTGCCACTTGAGCAATACAATCGCATCACAGGCGCACACATTGAACCGTTGCGAGTTATCAATCAACCTGATCCACGCGTATCTGGATTCGTAGTTTACAACTGGCTTGCAGAAGACATCTGGCTATATGGTGTCGGGTTTGGATTAGTCCTTGATGCCTATGCTGAAGATGGCCGCGTTCGCTCATGGACTCGCATCGATCCAAAGCGTGTGTCTCCAAGATACAACATCGCGATGAATGAAATCGAAGGTTACGATGTCGATGGCAGATTAGCGCCAATCGCTGGAGTCGGTTCAGTTATTCGTTTCGATGGCGCAGATGAAGGCTTGATCAATCGTGCCGGACGAACAGTTATCGCAGCAATCGAATTAGAAAAAGCCGCGCTTCAATACGCTAAAGAGCCAGTTCCATCAATGGTTCTAAAGAGCAACGGAACAAACTTAACTTCAGAGCGTATCGCTAAACTTCTTGAAGCATGGCGCAATTCTCGCGCTACTCGATCAACAGCATTCTTAAACGCGGATGTCGAAATGCAATCAGTCGGATTCGATCCTAAGAGCCTTCAGCTCGTAGAGGCTCGTCAATATGTGGCGTTGGAAATAGCACGAGCTTCCGGCATTCCTGCTTACTTCCTTTCAGCAGAGACAACATCGATGACCTACTCCAACGCCACTTCTGAAAGACGATCTTTGGTGGACTTCTCGCTTCGTCCAATTCTTGCGGCAATCGAAAGCCGCCTATCTTTACCAGACATCTGTCCATCAACTTCTGAAATTCGCTTTGATCTAGATGACTTCCTTCGCGGAAATCCTTTGGAGCGCGCTCAGGTTTATCAGATACTCAACTCGATCGGCGCGATGAGCGTTGAACAAATCCAAGAGGAAGAAGACTTAATCCGATGAAGATCGAAGTCCCAATCACACTCACAGCAGCAGATTCACAGTCGCGCACAATCTCAGGTCAGATAGTTACCTGGGGAGAGCAAGGCAACACTTCTGCTGGCCCAACTATCTTCGCATCTGACTCAATTAAATTTAACAAGAACATCAAGCTGTTACTAGAGCATGATCGCACTCGCCCAATCGGCAAATTGATCGCACACGAAGTCACAGATACCGGCATCGTTGCTACATTCAAGATCGCTGAAACAACTGCTGGAAATGATGCGCTAGTCGAAGCATCAACTGGCATGCGTGATGGATTCTCAGTCGGCGTAAAGGTCGATGCTTGGGATAACCAAGAAGGCGTAATGGTAATCAGCAAGTCTTCGATCGTAGAGACATCACTTGTCACCGATCCAGCAATCGATTCAGCGCGTGTTGCTGAAGTCGCTGCAACAGATAATTCTGAAACTTCGGAAGAAGTAGCAGATGCAACCCAACAATCAGAAGGAGAACAAGTGTCAGACACTACCGTTCCAGAAGCTCCTGCCGTAACTGAAGCGGTAGAAGCGACCAAAGTAGAAGCTGCTGCTCCAAAGCCAGCATTCTACGCAACTCCACGCATCAATACTAACCTCACAGCAGGTCAGTTCCTTGAGGCAAACATCAAGGCATCAATGGGCGATGACGAAGCACGAATGATCGTCAAGGCTACAAACGATACTTCAACAAACACAGGTCTTACTCTCGCTCCACACCTAAACGAGTTCATCACAAATTCAATCGATGGCCGTCCAGCCGTGGATGCAGTATCACGCGGAGTTCTTCCAACTTCAGGAATGTCTTTCACAATTCCTAAGCTCGGAACTGCACCAACAATGGATTCATCTTCAACAGAAGGCGAAGCACTTGGTGGAACTGAAATGGCTTCAACTTACATCACAGTAGATGTTAAGAAGGCTGCCGGACTTCAGACAATTTCATGGGAACTTCTAGATCGCTCATCACCTGCGTTCTACGATGAACTCATTAAGGAATTGAACTACGCATACGCAAAGGCAACAGATCAGGCTCTAGTAGCGGCTCTCGTTGCTGGTGGAACACAGGCAACATCACAAGCAGTAACAATCGCAGGATTTAAGTCTTACATTGGTAAAGAAGTACCAGCAGCGTACAACGCAGCAGGAAAGTTCGCCAAGAACATCATTGCTAACACAGCATGGTGGGAGACAATCATCTCTGCAGAAGACACAACAAACCGTCCTCTGTTCACAGCTGCTCAACCTTCAAATGCTCCGGGCAATGTCGGCGTAAACAGCATCACAGGAAATGTAATGGGTCTAAATCTATTCGTTGATCCACACATGTCTGTAACAACACTCATCGACGATTCAGCATTCATCGTCGTTCCAGAAGCAGTTACATTCTATGAAGCACCAAAGACTCAGGTTCAAGTTCAAGCACTTGCTAACGGCCGCCTACAGGTTGCTGTTTATGGTTATTATGCAATCGCCACCAAGGTGGGCGCAGGTATCCGTCGCTACAACATGACTGCATAGTCAACACAAACTAATCATGGGGGAGTGGTTGCTCCCGATCGCTCCCCCAGTCGTTTACCGAGAGGAAAGAAATGCCAACGATTATCACGGCTTCAGAGCTACGAACAACCCTTGGCGTTTCTTCCTCTTTGTATTCGGACGCAGTTTTGTCAGACATAATCGATTCAGCAGAGTCAATCATTCTGCCAATGCTCAACACTTACTCAGTAGCGATCGATGCGGTATCTCTAAACAATAACATCGCATACTTCTCAACCGTTCAATTAAATCCTTTCGGAGAATCCCAGTCCGTAGTTATTTCAGGATGCGGCAGTCCATTCAACGGAACTCGCACAGTTACAACAGACTTGCTAGATGATTCAACATTCTCAGCAGCCATCACAAATGCTGACATCATCTCAAAGAATGTAATCCCATCAGGGTTGGCTACCCTTACTGGTGCTTCGACTTATGTCGGAAACAGCGCAGTAGAATCAGCCGTATTAGTGGTCTCTGTCGAAATCTTCCAGAGCCGCACCGCAGCCGGTGGCCAGATCGAAGGCGTGGACTTTAGCCCATCGCCATTCAGAATGGGCCGATCACTTTACAATCGCTGCGCAGGGCTTTTAGGCAATCTCATCGATGTCGGAACGATCGCTCAATAATGCCAGCCTCAACTATCCTTTCGGCCGTTCGCGGCCCACTTGCTACTGCACTCGGATCAGTCTCAGCCAATGTGTTTTCTTATGTGCCAGAAAATGTCCCAGTCCCAGCAGTAGTCCTAGTTCCATCTTCACCGTATCTTGAATTCGACACAATCGGATCATCAACATTCCGGTGCAAGATCAACTTCACAATATCTTGCTGCGTTACTTACTCAAGTAATCCAGCATCGCTTGATAACATCGAGCAACTAATTGAAAGCGTTGTCCTAGCCATTCCAGCAGGTTATGAAGTGAGCGATGTGCAACGACCAACAGTCACTCAAGTAGGCGCAAGCAATCTGCTAGTAGCCGATATAGGCGTTAGTACCCACTACACGCGAACAGTCTAAGGAGACAAAATGGCAACAACAGTCATCACCGGTCGCGATATTACGCTAACTATTGCTACCGTCAACTACGGAGATCAAGCACTATCAGCGACACTAGCGGTTGAACTTGAGCGCAATGCTTACGAAACAATCGATGGCAAGCAATTCTTCGCACTAGATACAACAGCAACTCTTTCAGTAACCATGCTTGCTGACTGGGGTGCTAACTCACCTTCTTCACTATGTGAGGCAATGTGGACAGCGGCTTCAACAGCACCTAACACATCACTCGCTTACTCATTCACAGCAGCTTCAGGCGCAGTATTTACTGGCAATGTATTTCCATCATTCCCAAGCGCAGGCGGTTCAGGCAAGGATGCTCAGGAAGTAACATTCGTTCTACAGGGAACAGCAAAGCCAACCCTAACAATTTCGTAATCTAACCAACGGGAGCAAAGATGAAAAAAGCAATCACAATTAAATATCAGTCGGGGGATCAGGCTACTTATGTGGCCTATCCACCGGACTTCGCCAAATGGGAACTTGCATCGAAGAAGTCGATCTCAGAATTCTCAGGAATGTGGGACATCTTATTTGTAGCACACAGCGCCATGAAGCGAGAAGCTGCTGGGCAACCAGTCAAGCCTCTCGAAGCGTGGATGGAAAGCATCGAAGATATTGATGTGGACTCTGATAGCCCAAAAGCCATAGCCGCGGAAGTATCGGCAGACTCCTAGTCGAGTTAGCCATCGCAACTCATATCCCGATGAGGGAGTGGGAATCAGCGGAAGATATTTTAACGGCGATCGAGATATTAGAGGAGCGGAATGAATCAGCAAGAGGTTGATGCTTACAATCGGAGAGAAATCCGAGAAGTAATCAAAGCCTTCAAAGCCATGGATGATGCAGCAGTCGAAGAAGCCAAGAAGGTTTCAGGAGCGCTTGCAGACTACGCCCTAGGCAAGATTCAACAAGCTGCTGCAACTCGAACCGTAGCCACCAAGGTTGCAGTTCGGATCACCCAAGGCGGCAAGGTTTCAAAGACTTCTAAAGTCGGAGAGATTAGCCTGGGTTTTGCATCTCAGAAGTTCTCAGGTGGAGCAGACACTAAACGCTTATGGGCTGGCATGGAATTCGGTTCTAATCGCTATAAGCAATTCCCAGCGAGAACCCCACGCTTCCGCAAAGGCAATTACGGCTACTTCATCTATCCAACGCTCAAGGCTGAACAGCCTTATATTATTAACGAATGGCAAGATGCCTTCTCAAAGATTATTAAGGAGTTCTAATGGCTGGCGATAGCAGAACCCTTAAACTCGCAATCCTTGGCGAAGTCAAAGACCTTAGTGCAAGCCTGACTAAAGGTTCTAATGAAGTCTCGTCATTCGGCGATCGGATCACAAAGTTCGGCAAAGTCGCTGGCGCTGCATTCTTAGCCGCTGGCGCTGCTGCTACTGCCTATGCCGGCAAGCTAGCCATCGATGGCGTTAAGGCTGCGATCGAAGATGAAGCGGCTCAGTTAAGACTAGCCACATCTCTCAAGAATGTTACTGGGGCAACAGAAGCCCAGATCAAGGCTACAGAGGATTACATCCTCAAAACTACTTTAGCAACAGGCGTTACAGATGATGAACTGCGCCCATCTTTAGATCGATTAGTTCGATCAACTGGCGATGTTCAGAAGGCTCAAGAACTTCAGACACTAGCTCTCAACATAGCGGCTGGAACAGGCAAGTCACTTCAGGCAGTATCAGAGGCACTATCTAAAACTTATGATGGCAACTTTGGTGCGCTCAAGCGCCTGGGCGTTCCACTAGATGAATCAATTATTAAATCTAAAGACTTCGATGCAGCACAGAAGGCTCTCTCCGAAACCTTTGCTAATCAATCATCGATCCAAGCCGAAACCTTTGCTGGCAAGATGGATCGACTCAAGGCTGCATTCAATGAAGGTAAGGAGCAAGTCGGTTCTTACATTCTCGATGGCTTAACTCCCCTAATCTCAGGGATCGTCAATAAAGTTATTCCAGCAGTCCAAGCCTTTATCAGTTCAATCGGTGGAGAAAAGGGAATCAAGTCAGCCCTTTCAGGTTATGTAGATTTCGTTAAGAGTGTATTTGGTCCAGTTCTCGAAGGACTTAGATTTGCATTTAATAAGATTAAAGATGCCGTAGAAGATAACAAAGAATCCTTTAAGGCTTTACTGGACTTCCTCAAGGTACTTGCTCCCTATTTCGGTGGGGCTCTCAAGTTAGCCATTCAGGGAATTGGTATTGCTCTCTCGGTCGTGGTCAATATCGTTGCAGACTTGATCGATGGATTTAGAACCCTGATCAATCTTGGCTCAAAGATCGGCGGTGCTATAGGTGGAATGTTCGGCGGTGGTCGAGC